CTCTACGCCCCTTATGGCCGCACTGATCGCCAACAGTCAGACCGCTTCAGGCGGTGTGTCGTCGGTGACGGTGCCCGTCCAAGGGTCGCAGTTCGTCAACGCACAGTGGTCAGATTACTCTGGCTCCTTTGCCCAACCTTCAGTGCAACAAGGCGCTTATAACGCCGAGTTCAACCTGAAACTGCTGGTTTCTCCCGTACCGTTCCTCGGTATGGAAGGTGCTGTTCAGCAAGACTATGCCATTATTCCTCTGATCGAGGCTCGCATGAACGATGCGACCAACGTGATGATGGACGCTATGGCCACGTCGCTGTACAACAACACCAGCGATACACAGCAATTTACTGGCCTGCCTTTGGCGGTTGATTCTTCTGGCACCTACGGAAACATCAATCGTTCCACCTATAGCTGGTGGCAGTCCAAAGAGTATGCGGCTGGTTCCGTGAATCCCACCCGTCAAAACGTGTTGCAGTACATTTCTGGCACAGTGAAGAACTGCGCTGAAGTGCCCACGTTTGGTGTGTGCGGATTCGGTACTTGGACGCTGCTTGCCCAAGATTACGTCGGTCAAGAGCAGTACATGATTACACCGGGATCAGGTTTTGACGGTGATGCCAACGGCCCTCAAGCAGCTTTCCGTGCTTTGATGGTTGCTGGTGTACCTATCTACCCAGACCCCTACTGCCCAGAGGGTACGCTTTACCTGTTGAACACCAACTACCTGTCCATGTACATCCATGAGCAGGCATCGTTTGCGTTCACTGGGTTTGAGTCCACTCTGCCCAACTTCCAAATCGGCTACGTTGGTGCCGTGCTTATGATCGCTGAGATGGTTAGCACGAAGCCCAAGTCGATGACGAAGGTGACTGGCTACAACTCTCTTACGCTTTAAGGAGAAATAACCATGTCACTCGCACTCAATAAAATCCTTCTTGCTGGCGCTAACGCCAACAGCACGGCAGCGTACTTTACCGCCGGTTCGCAAGGACTGACGGATACTGCCAATGTTGTTCTGGCCGCAGGCGCTTACATTGTTTACCCCACGGTAAACGTCGCTGTGCAAGTTAACAACGCCTCTGCTGGCAGTGGTTTTGCCACAGTGCTTGCTAATAACGCCGGTGGCTTCATCGTTTCTGATGGGGTCAACGTGCGTCTTAGCAACCTTGGCGATCAACTTGTAACCTCAACCTACGTTATCGTAGGCAGTGAGCAAGCCGCTAGCGGCACTTACAATAGTTAAGGGGGAGCAATATGGACGCTAATCGTATAGGAGCGCAGTTGCCTGATCGGTTTGGCGGGATATTGCTTGGCGAATTGATTGGTGCCAACATGAATAGCACTGACGATCAACAGATCGTTATATTCTCGGCACCAGCAAAGTACATCATTCGGCGTATTGTTGCGACCAACGCTTCAATTAGCCTTACCACGGCTGTCGGCGGTATTTATACCGCTGTCAGCAAGGGTGGTACGGCTGTTGTGGCTAACTCGCAGGCATACAGCACGTTGTCAGCAAGCACGAAGTTTCTTGACCTCACGCTTGCCAGCAACACGGATTACCGTACCGCCACTAGCCTGTATCTCTCACTAACTACTCCGCAAGGTGCTGCTGCTACAGCAGACATTTTTGTGTATGGAGATATTGTCACGCTATGAGCAAGATGATTTTTGTCACAAATAAGGGTATGCCTGTCACTGGTCGGTTTGAAGGCAAGGATTACGTTTTCGAAACAGACAAAGAAACAGAAATTTCCTTAGATGCGGCAAAACACATTTTTGGTTATGGCGTTGACAATAAAGAGCCGTATTTTGTAAGGCTTGGGTGGATGAAAATGAACACGGATTTGCCCCGTGCTTTAGAGCGCATGGCAGAGATTTCATTCTTGTCCGAGCCTGCAAAGAAAGTCCACTTGTCAGCCCCGGTGGTGGAGCGAGTAGCTGCGCCGATGCCTCAGCCAAAAGCGAAAGGCAAAAGCGCAGCCAAAGTCCATGCCCATTAACTATGAGCATGTATGCCTACGCTAAACGATTACATCGTCGAAACCCGACGACTCTTGCATGATGTTAATGGGAATTTCTGGACAACAGCAGAAATAACCGATTACGTTAACGACGCTCGTAGTCACACGGTTCAAGACACGGGTTGTAAGAGAGTAATCCAGTCCTACACTATGTCGGTAGGACAAGAAACCATCGCATACAGCGCATTGCCGCAAGGCAACAATACGATTGATATTCTTAACATCAATCTGTATTGGGGTGATTCACGCTGGCCAATGTACTACATGGCTTGGACTGACTTCAACGCCCAGTTGCGTTTTTGGCAAAACTACAATGGCCGTCCCATAGGTTTCTCGATTTATGGCGGCAAAACCATTTACATAGGGCCAAAACCCGATCAAGCCTACGAAATTGAGCTTGATACGGTTGTTTTGCCCACCGCACTTGTCAATATTACGGACGAAGACGATGACATACCCTCGCCTTACTATGATGCTGTTGCGTACTATGCCGCTAGCCGTGCAAAGTACCAAGAGCAGTCGTATGGCGAGTCAGAGATATTCAAGCAAGAGTACACCAAACAAGTTATTGGAGCCTTAAACAGCACCTTCACACGGCGCTTGCCCTCCGTTTACCAATCGGGGTACTAAATGGCGGCGTTAGAGCAGAAGAAGTCTTACTTTGTTGCCAAAGACTTCAAGGGCATCAATGTTACAAACAACCGTACCGCCATTGGCGAGGGTGAGTTCGCATGGATGGAGAACGCACAGCCCATTGGCTTTGGTAACGTCAAGATTGTCAATGCGCCCGATACGCAAGCCGGTGTAACCTTTGCCAACACGGTCAGCTACATGGCCTCGGCAAACATTAACAACACGGAATTTCAATTTGCCTTCCAAGAAAACGGTTCGGCACAGTACGTCAACATTGAAAACAATACCCTTGGCAACCTAGCCACGTCTGGCACGTTTTCCAACTCCAATGTGCAGATTGTGCAGTGGAAAAACGAGCGAATCCTTATTATTGACCCCAATAACGGGTACAAAACATGGGATGGCACGAATCTTGTCGATATTGGATCAATCGGCACCATCACGATTAACGACCCCGGCACGGGTTACAGCAACGCTAACGTGTCAATTAGCGCACCAGACCAAACGGGCGGGGTGCCAGCAGCAGGTGAAGTCGTCCTTTTGTCCAATACTGTTGCTCAAGTCATTTTGACGGAGCCGGGAACAGGCTATACATCGCCTCCCACCATAACAATCAACGACCCAACGGGCTCCAATGCCAACGTAACCTGCACGTTATTCAACCAAAGTGGCACTGGAATCGCTACTTTTTCGGGCAGGGCGTGGATTAGTGAAGAACGGACGGTCTATTACACCGCCGTAGACAAATACAACGACTTTATTAACGTCAGTTCGGGCTTTATTACCCTTACTGACAGCACGCTTAGAACCAACATTGCCACGATTATTGCGGCAAACAACTTCCTTTACATCTTTGGCGAAGACTCAATCAACGTCTTTTCTGACGTTCGGGTGAACAGCGTCACAGGGGAAACCCTATTTACGAACACCAACGTGTCGGCAAGCATTGGATCGGGGTTCAAATACGCCATTTTCCCGTACTTCCGAAGCATGTTGTTTCTCAATCGTTATGGTGTGTACGCCCTTGTGGGTGCAACCACTACTAAAATTAGCGATTCCATCGACGATATATTTACGGACATTGACTTTTCTGAGCCGATTACGGCAGGTCAAGTTCTTATTAACAACATTCTGTGCGCTGCTTGGACGTTTACTTACAACGATGCAGGCACGCCACGCAAGGTGCAGCTTGTTTTCTTTGACCGCAAATGGTTTATAACCAGTCAGGGCGACAACATTACCTTTACCGCCTCGGCTACGCTTGACGGTAACATCCTCATGTACGGCACCACGGGCACCGACTTTGTAAAGTTCTACGCCAACTCCACAACGGGCATCGACTGGGAGCTAGAAACGGCATTGTGGCCAATGGGTGATCCTATACGGGATAAGCAAGCCCTCAAGGTGGGCATCGAAGCGACCCTTGGAACAGGCTTTGCCTCTCTGCAAGCCTACATTGATTCAGAAAACCAGCAATCGCCTGCCATTGACTTTGCCAATACGGTGTTTTGGGTCAATAACCTTGGCACTGTCATCCCGTGGGTTAACAATAGCAGTGAACAGATTGGCTGGACGGGGCAGGGCGGCTCTGTAACCAGTGGCTATTTTTTATACAAATCTGATGCGAAAATGTACGGTAAATATCTTGGGCTAACCGTGACTGGTAATACCACGCCATTCACGATCAATGGCTTCCAACTTGAACATGAACTAAGAGCGAGGTTCTAAAATGGCACTACCTGTCGTTGTTCCTAATACGTTTGCCGGTGCTACGGCTTCTATTCCCCTTTCCCAGTTAGATGCTAACTTTAGCACGCTGTCAAACGCTGTTAACGGCATTGCCAACGGCGTAGAAACGCTTGCCAACGTGCAGATTACTGGGGGCACAATCAATAACGTGTCATCCACCAACCTGAGCGTGTCAAACGTCACAGTCACAAGCGGCAGCGTTTCCAATGCCAACGTGTCAAACGTGCTACTTACAAACAGCAACCGTGAGTTTGTAACCATCCAAGCGTCTGCGGCGGCAAGTACGGTTGATTTTGACGTATTAACGCAACAAGTTTTGTTTTACACAGCCAATGCCAGTGCTGACTGGACGCTTAATGTGCGTGGCGATGGTTCCACAGCGTTGAATGACGTTATGAGTACGGGCGACGCTGTAACCGTAACCTTTTTGGCTACGCAAGGTGGCACAGGTTACTACGCCAACGTGTTTACGGTGGACAGCGTATCGGTAACACCCATTTGGCAGGGCGGTTCTGCCCCAAGTGCAGGCAATGCTGACAGCGTTGATGCGTATGTATTAAGCATTGTCAAGACTGCCAACGCTGCATACACCATTTTAGGCTCACAAACCCAATTCGCTTAAGAGACTGCCATGCCACCACTTTTATCATCTATCGCTGCGGCAACTGCTAGGGCTTATGGTTTTGCGGCGGCATCTTTTTCTACATCTACATCCGTATCTTACCTCGTCATCGCTGGTGGTGGCACAGGAACTTCTGGTGGTGGTGCTGGCGGGTATCGTACCAATTATACATCTGCGGCACCCGTTTCTACTCCCAAAGGTTCTGGTGGGGGTGCTTCTCCAGAATCTTCTTTTACCGCAACCTTTGGAACTGCTTACACAGTAACAGTTGGTGCTGGTGGAGCTGGTGGAGCTAATAGTAAGGGTAGTGATTCTGTATTTAGTAGTATTACCTCGGTTGGTGGTGGCGCATTTACTATTTCTGGCGGTGTTGGTGGTTCTGGTGCTGGTGGCTATGGATCTGGAAGCCCAGGAAGTGCTGGAACAGCAAACCAAGGCTATGCTGGTGGAGATGGAGCCGCAAGCGGAACTTCTTCTGGTGGGGGTGGCGGTGGTGCTGGAGCAGTAGGAACTGCGGCATCTGGAACGGTTGCTGGAAATGGTGGGCAAGGCGTTTTTTCTGATATTACTGGCTCCGCAGTTCAAAGGGGTGGCGGTGGTGGCGGTGGTGCCGCAGGTGCAGGTGGGGGAGCAGGTGGCGCAGGTGGTGGCGGTAACGGTAGTACCGGCAGTCAAGGAAGTACACCAGGCACAGCATTGACAGGTGGAGGCGGTGGCGGTGCTTACTATGTTGGAAATGGTAACGGCGGCTCTGGTGTTGTCATCCTACGAGTACCCGATACTGCGGCGGCAGTCTTCTCTGATGGTGTAGCCACACGCTCTTACTCTGTTTCGGGTTACAACATTTACGAAGTGCAAGCCACTTCTACGACAAGTGAGACAGTTACTTTCTACCCGAATGCTTTCTTAGCCGAGTACCTAGTGGTTGCAGGTGGTGGCGGTGGGGGAGCGGCCACGGGCGGTGGTGGTGGTGGTGCGGGTGGTTACTTAGCCTCGGCATCAGCAGTAGCAACCGCAGTTGTAACAGGCCAAGCGTACCCAGTAATTGTTGGGTCGGGTGGCGCTGGTGCGCCCAGTGGCTCAAATGCCTCTGGTAGTGTTGGGTCTAGCTCTCAATTCGCATCTATTTTAGCTAGTGGTGGCGGTAGCGGTGGCGGGTCTGGCATTGTAGGTGGAAATGGTGGTTCTGGCGGTGGTGGTGGCGGTGGGCCTAATGTTGGCGGGTCTGGGAATGTTTCATTTAGAAGCCCAAGCCAAGGAAATAACGGCGGCAATGGTTTTGTTTCAGTTAGGTATGGTGGCGGTGGTGGTGGCGGAAATGGTGGTGCTGGTGCAAGTTCTGTAGACGGAAATCAAGGCGGCAACGGTGGGGCAGGAACATCAAACTCAATTACAGGATCTTCTCTATTTTACTCTGGTGGTGGTGGAGGTGGCTGTGAATCTATTGGCCCTGCTGGAACAGGAGGCTCTAGTGTTGGTGGAAATGGTGGAATTAGTTCTACGCCAGGATCAAATGGAACCACCAATCGAGGTGGTGGCGGTGGTGGAGCAGGGAACGCAACCGCAGGTGGCAATGGCTCTTCAGGTGTAGTCGTTATCAAGATCCCTGACACCAAGACTGCTACATTTACTGGTGGCGTGACAGAAACAAACTCAACCGCAGGCGGCTATACAACCTACATTGTTACCGCTACTTCTACAACTAACGAAACGGTGACATTCTCTTGAAAAATACTGCTGATGTCATACCTATGCACTCTGCCCCTAAAGAACGGCAGACACCTAACCCTGCTTGGGCTTTTAACCTCGACCCCGTTCACTCGTGGGCCTACTGGGAGAAAGCCTTCAGCAAGGAGGAGTGTGAGCGCATCATCGAGATCGGCAACGACAGGACTGCTAAACAAGCTAAGACTCGTGGTGAAGAAGCACAGAAGGTGCGGAAGTCGGAGATCGCATGGCTTTACCCTTCTGACGATCTTGACTGGGCGTACAGGCGTTTGACCGACATTATTATGGATTTGAACGGCAGATTCTTTCAGTTCGATCTGTTTGGTGCAACCGAGGGATTTCAGTTCACCAAGTACTCAGCACCCGGCGGGAAGTACGGTCGGCACATTGACTCAGCACCCGGCACTCTGATTCGCAAACTGTCTTTTACTCTACAACTCTCGGAGCCTGAAGACTACAAGGGTGGTGACTTGTGTTTGTATTTGGGTGACAAGGCAGAAGTGATGAAGAAGGATCAGGGCTTTGTTGCTCTGTTCCCCTCTTATGTTTTGCATGAGGTTAAGCCTGTTACTGAAGGCACCCGTTATTCTTTAGTTAGCTGGATTACTGGAAAACCATTCAAATAGGAGTGATAGATGGCCCACTTTGCCCGCATTAAAAATGGAATCGTAGACTTTGTAACTGTTGGTCGTGACGATGATGAGAACCGTGAA